TGCCAATACTTGAAAAACTGCTGCCGTACTTGCAACGCTTTGCTGAGTATGCGCAAAACAACAGCGACACCATCGTGAAAGTCATGTTGGCGGTCGGTGCCCTGGCCTCAGCCATCTTGGTGCTCAATACAGCAGTTAAAGTCATTACGGCCAGCCAGATTGTGCTCAATGCAGTCATGGCCGCCAACCCAGTCGGCTTGGTCGTTGTCGCTGTCGCAGCTCTTGTCGCAGGATTCATGGTGCTAGTCGAAAAAACAGGCAGCATCAAAAACGCATTTGCCGCAATGGGCAATTTCATCATTGGCATCTTTGAAAAAATCGGCAATGTCTACGTTGGCATGATCAACAAAATCATTGAAGGTTTGAACGCAATCAACCCATTTACCGACATTGGTTATCTTGACAAATTCAGTTTGCCAAGATTCAGCACTAGTGGCGGCGGAGCTTCAGCCGGTGGCGGCGGTGGCGCTAGCAGCGGCCCAGATTTCGTTGAGCGTACGTTTGCAACACCAGTGATACCTGTGGTGCCTGCACCAGCCGTGACCTTGCCTGCACCGTCAGGCGGTGGTGGTGGCGGCGGTGGCGGTGGCGGCATCGGTCAAGGTATGGTCGGCATCTTGCCGATTAACGAAGGTTTCATTGGTGGCGGTGGTGGCGGTTTTGGCGCAGCACCAGGCAACGAAATGCTGCTCGATGGCATAACTGGCGGCATCAGCATCACCATCAACACCGTCACTGCGCCATCTGATCTTGGTGACACCATTGTCAATGCTTTGCGTGATTACAACCGTCGCAGCGGCCCATTGCAGGTCGAGATTGCGTAATGGCTGCAACAGTCGTTCAATCAGGCACATACCTGCTGGAGCTCGATACCGGCTTCGATGTCAATTCGTTCACGCTTGACGACGCGCTAAAGGGCGTGCTTGATGGCACGACATACACACTCGGCCCGCAAACTCAATACGCCGACATAACCGATTTCGTTACCGACATTCGTTACAGGCGCGGCCGACGGAAAGTGGACGATCAGTTCTCGGCTGGCGTCATGTCATTCACAATGAATGACGAAACCGGCATCCTCGGCCCATACGACACAAGCAGCCCTTATTTTGATCCGCTGAACGACAAGCCGGGTTTGGCGCCGATGCGTCAAATCAGGCTGAGCCGTAATGGCGACTATTTGTTCGTCGGCTATGTCACGTCATACACATACAACTTCGCCCTGGCTGGATTCAACACCGTCAGCGTGACGTGTTCAGATGATTTCTATTTGCTGGCCCAAACCCAGATGGCGGCTTTTAACCCCAGCGCTGAATTAAGCGGTGCGCGTGTCAGCACCGTGCTCGCATTGCCTGAAGTGGACTACACCGGCACAACCAACATTGATACCGGCACTGTCAATCTGGGTCACGACAGCAGTTACAACGTTGATGCTGGCACCAACACGCTGAACTATTTAAATCAAATCAATGAGGCCGAGCAAGGCCGCTTGTTTATGTCGCGTGATGGCGTGCTGACGTTCCAAAACCGTATTGGCGCTACGCTAAGCGGATCAGTCATTACGTTTGCGGACGATGGCACCGCCGCCAAGTATGACGAGGTAGAGGTGGAGTTTGACGCTGATGGCGTCATCAATCGCGCCTACGTCGAGGCACTAGACGGCAAAACGGCCACCGACCAAGATTTGACTAGCCAGGCCACATACTTCATTCAGTCACGCTCAATCACCAACAGCCTGCTGCACCAGCAAGGTGAAATAGATGCGCTTGCCGCTTATCTGCTCGAAGGCGAACCAGGGCCACGATTCACGGCGCTTAGCACCCATTTCGGCTTGCTCACCGATCCACAACGCACCAACGCCGCGACCGTCGACATTGGCGACACCATCACCGTTACCAAGGACATCACTGGCCTATCAACGCTTACCTCAGAGCTCAGCATTGAAGGCATTGAAGGCACTATCAATGTCAACACAGGCCACCGGGTCACTTACTTCACAGCGCCAACAACGGTGGTGTTCCAGCTCATTCTTGACGATTTGGTGTACGGTCAACTTGACGGCACGAACGTATTAGGATGATGTGACCATGGGTGCTAACGCTCAAACAGCAGTTCCAACGTTCACAGCTAGCCAGGTGCTTACTGCGGCTCAAATGAATCAGTCGGCTCGGACTGGCGTGCCGGTGTTTGCCAGCACCGTTACGCGCGACGCAGCATTTGGTGGCACTGGCGAAAAAACGCTTGCCGAAGGTCAGATGTGTTACGTCGAAGGCGTCGGCCTGCAGACATACAACGCAGCAGGCGCTTGGGTGACGTGGGGTGGATCACCAAGTTTCGCAGTCGTCAAAGCCGAAACTGCCTTCACCAGCGCAACCAGCATCACCGCAGACAACGTATTTACAAGCACTTACACCAACTACCTGATTGTCGTGAGATGTACGACTACGGCTAACGCCGAACTTTTCTGGGCCCTCCGCGTGGGCGGCGTCACAGCCGCAACAAACTACAACTATCAGCGCATTGAAGGCTCAAACACCACCATCGCAGGCGCGCGTTCCACTTCGCAGACCAAATGCGGCTATGGGCAAGCTGGCAGCGTGATGAGCCTAAATGCATTTATTCTCAGCGGCCCGAACCTTGCCGAAGCCACTACGGCGATTACATTCACCAACAATCAAGGTGCAAGCGGCGGTGTCACAATTCAAACCTACGCAGGAAACCACACGACTGCCACGGCTTATGACGGCATTGAATTGACTGGCGGCACCGCCACAGGCACCTACACCATCTACGGATTGGGCAAATCATGACCTACAGAATGAATGACAACGGCATTGACCGCGACATGACTGCCAAAGAAATTGAGGCCTACGAAGCCGCCGCCGCGTCAATTCAAGCCCATGCGGCCGCCGTCGCCGCAGCCGCTGACGCCAAAGCCGCTGCGCTTGCATCGGCACGCGCCAAACTTGCCGCGTTGGGCTTGACCGAAGCCGAAATTAAAGCACTGGTCGGCTGATGAAGTGGCAGCACGTTTTAGAGGATTGGGTCAAAGGATTCGTCGCTGGAAGCGTCGCCGTGCTTATCACAAGCGGTTACGACGTGGAAGGCGCGCTAAAAGCCGGGCTCGCAGCAGTGCTGCCGCTGATCTACGCCTGGGCAAACACTAAAGACGCGAGATACGGCCGCAAGTGAGCCGCGAAGTCAGGCCGGTACGCCTCCCGGCTGATTTAGCCAATGTCAACCCAGGCGAAATACCTGCCTACCTGCTGCGCTCAATACGCCCCTACGGCCGACTGCACTGGCTTGCCGCACAAGCTTGGGAGGCAATGCGCAGACAAGCTCACGCTGATGGCATCAGGCCGTTTAAACCGACCAGCCACGGCGACACCTACCGCGATCTAGCGACACAGGAACGCGGCTTTCTAGCTCGATACACCACAGCCCCGATTGCCAACAGCACATCGATACGCACGTGGCGCGGTCAACGCTGGTACCTGAAACCTGGGCTGGCCCCGATGGCCGTACCAGGCACAAGCACACACAACCTTGGCCTCGCTGTCGACGTGTCAGAGGCGTCAGGCGAGCGCTTGCAATGGATGGAAGCCAACTGCCTGACGTTCGGATTCAGTTGGGAATTCAGGTCTGGAGCCGAACCGTGGCACATCCGCTATTTCAAGGCAGAATCAATACCACCCAGGGTGCAGCGCTGGCTCGACACCCATGCAAACTGAAATCACCGTTGCCCTCATCTCAGCCGTCGCCTTGATAGTGGCTGGCGTACCGGCTGCTTTGGTTGAGCGGGCCCGGCGAGAAAACGCCGACGATCACGCATACGTGCGCAAGATACTGACTAGGGTGGAAAACAAGCTAGACAACCACCTGGAGGATCACATCAATGGCTTTACGCGACGAAATAACTCAGAAGCAGAACAAAATCGGTGACCTGGTCACCTGGGTCAATAAACAGAAAAACCGTAAGGAATGGGTTGACATCATCCTTGACGAATCATTCAGCAATCAGGCCGTAGCCGCATTGTTAAGCAAGCACGGTTTCAAGACCGATTGGAATGTCGTCTACCGCTACAGGATGCGTAATGGCTCTAAGTGACGAACTGGGCGAGCTGCAAACAATCGATCAGCTGCGCCAAGCACTTAAGCGCTCCAATGAGCTGAACATCAAACTGAAGCACAAGACCGGCGAACTAGTTGCCGCTGTGTATCAGGCCGCCAAGGATGCCGGGCTGGCAACACCGCCAGTCAAAGTCAAGGCACCTGCAAAAGACACGCGCAAAGGCAAAGCCGAAGTTGCGCTCATCCATTGCACCGACTGGCAGCTGGGCAAAAAGACCGTGAGCTACGGCAAACAAACGTGCGCACAACGCATTGAGCGTTTCATTGACAAAAGCATTGCCATTACCGACATTCAGCGCAAGCATCACCCGGTACGCGAGGCAGTGTTGTTTCTCGGTGGCGACATGGTTGAGGGCCTAGGCATCTTTCCTGGCCAAGCGTGGGAAGTTGACGCCCTGCTTTATGAGCAGCTGTTCAACACGTCGCACATCATCAGCCAAACCATCACCACATTGGCCGCCAACTTCGAGTCAGTGCGCGTCGTGTGCGAATACGGCAACCACGGCCGCATCGGCCGCAAAGGCGAAATGCCAGCCGGCGACAACATCGACCGCATCGCCTACGAAATAGCGCGCAACAAAGTCGGCCACTTGGTCAAGGATTGGCAGTCATCAGATGCCTGGTATCAAATCACCAAAATTGGCAACTACAAGGCGCTGCTCGTGCACGGCGATGAAATCAAGAGCTTTGGCGGCAACACGCCAGCTTTCGGCATCCTGCGCAAAGTCAACGCATGGGCCGGTGGCGTCATCGAGGACTTCCACGATTGCTACATGGGCCACTGGCACACGCCCATGAGCCTGACCATGAGCAACGGAGGCCGCATTTTCGTAACCGGGTCACCCGAGTCGCACAACGAATACGCGCGCGAGTTCGTCGCAGCAACAGGCATACCTAGCCAACGTCTGCATTTTATTGATCCAGAGAAGGGCCGGGTTGCGGCGGAGTACGTGGTATGGCTCGACTAGAGCACCCACTCGTGCTGGTCACCTGGCATGACGCGCACACCATTGACAACGACGAATGGCATGAGCTCGCTGACCTGACTGATGAGCCGTGCGTGGTGCAATCAGTGGGCTGGCTGTTGTCTAAGCGCAACGCCAGGCATCTGATACTTGCCCAAAGCCTGACCGATGACAAGGGCGTAGACAACGTGCTATTCATCCCGGCCAGGATGGTGCGAAAAGTAGTAAGGCTGCAAATCCCCCACAAGCGCCGAAAAGTGCGCTAAGGTGAAATCAGCCGTTGGAGGCGGCCACTAATGACCACACTCATCACCTATGAAATACTGACCGGATTGTGTCAGGAAACTGCGCAACAGTTTCATCTCGTAGTCTTTCGTGACCAGGAAGGCGCCGTACTGAAGGCCCAACTGCGTTACCGATTCAACGCAGACGACGACTGGAGCGAACCATCAAAGCTCACCCACCAGCCACCAATCGAACCCATGCACCCGAGCGTCGCATGAACCCCATCGTCACGATTCTTGCCTCGGCACTCTTTACCGGCGCGGTAGGAGTGATGGTCACGCAAGATCCCGAAGTGGATACTTGGGGCCTCGTGTCGGCCTCCACCGCTTACTCCCCGGTGGAGGCTGGCACGCCACCAGACGCAATAGGAAGCGATTACAGCCCCGATAGCACCCAGGTGCAGTATCATGGCCCCGGATGCCAAGAATGGGCTGACACAGCCCTTCGCGGCGGCTTTCAGCCCCATGACCTGAGCACCGCCCTTCAGGTCATGGAGCTGGAGTCGGGTTGCCTGCCAGGCGCCATCGGCGACAACGGCCAGTCATTCGGCCTAATGCAAATCAACGACTATTGGTGCACGCCCAACCAATACTGGCCGCGCGGCTACCTACAGACACAAGCCATCCTCGATGACTGCGCAGAACTACTCGACCCACTAACAAACCTGTGGGCCGCATGGCACATTTCAAGCCGGCACGGCTGGCAGAACTGGACAACCTATGCGCGTATTTCTCAATGACCTGATTTTCGGAGTCATTGTCATTGGCTACCTTGTGGCAACCATGATTTACCTTGTCGTCACCCACGAGAGGAAAAAGCAGCGTGACAACTAGACCCGATCCAGGTGACGCCGCATACGTCGCCTGGCAGCTCACCAAAGATGGCGAGCGCATGAAACAGTACGGCCATCCTTGGAACGACTACACCATGGTGCGTCGACTGTTCAGCACGCTGACCAACTACAAGCACAACCTCACTGTGCAAGAGGCCGCGCTATTTATGGTGTGCGTCAAATTAGCCAGGCTGATGAAATCGCTCGACGTGGAAAAGATGCACGAGGATTCGCTTATTGACGCCATCGGCTACCTGAATTGCCTGCACATGATCGACGCCAAAGACCAGCTCAAAGATGCGCCCAAGCACATCATTGGCGACATGGTCGTGGAATGGGAACGATGACCAGCCCACAGAAACGCAAAGGCCACGCAGCCGAGCTCGCAGTCGTCAAATGGCTACGCGCACACGGCATCATGGCCGACCGTATCCAAGCAGGTACACACGCAGATAAAGGCGACGTGACCGGGTGGCCTGGCGTAGTCATCGAGGTCAAAGACCGCAAAGCACATTCGTGGCACGGATACTTTGAGCAGCTACGCACACAGGTCGTCAACGCCAACGCCTACACAGGCGTCATCATCGCCAAACGCCCTGGGCTCACTGACGTAGGCGAATGGATGGCAGTAATGCCAGTCAAAGAATGGTTTGAACTAATGCAACTACTGGAGGACACAAACAAATGAGCTTCAACCTTGACAACTACGTCGACGTTCCAACACGCCTACGCATGGCGCTCGACAAGTACCCCGATTTACGCATCCAAGAAACACAGCCCACATTCCGTGAGGTCAACACCAAGCTCTACATTGAGATTTGCTGCACCGTATGGCGCGACAAAGACGACCCGAAACCAGTCATCGCCTACTGCTGGGAGCCATTCCCGGGCACCACGCCATACACGCGCGACAGCGAGCAAATGAACGCCAGCACATCAGCCCTTGGCCGCGCCCTGGGCATGATGGGCTTCGGCATCGAGCACAAAATGGCCAGCAAACAGGAAGTGCTCGCACGCCAACAGGAAGTGCCGACCGTGACCGAAGTGCCAGCCACATACGACAACGGCGACCCAGTGCCTGATCCGTTCACTGACAAACAGCAAACCACCAATGTCGTGCAATTCAAGAACCCCAAAGGCAAAGCCTCTGACAAGCAGATTGGGATGATTCGAGCCCTGGCACGAGGCAAAGGCTTCGGAGCAGGCAAACCCACGCTCGATGGCATCGCCGCCATCATCGGCCGCGAAATCAAGCTCTACGACGAACTAACCAAGGCTGACGCCTCAAAGGTGATTGACGCCTGGAAGTAGCCATACGACAACTCAAGTAGCCAGTCACACTGGTGTGCTCAGGCCACGCGACCTGACGTAGGTGCAAATCCTCGGTGACTCATCATCATCAGTTAGCCCATTAGAAGGGCGTGTCAGCCCATGCAAACAGATCCATTGCGTGGCAAGTGTGAACCGTGCTTAACCAACGGTCGGGTCTGGAGCCCGGGGGAACTACGCCCTGAGACACTTGCCCTTGACACACATACCACAGACATACCAAACACAAACCGAGTAGCCTGACGCACAGTGAGATTCGATGATGCGCGCCGATAGCAACCGAGCGCAGCGAGGGCGCTAGGCCAAGCGAAGCGCGGCAGCAAAACCCCATGCCATCTAAGAACAGACGCCCACGTCAAACAGGCGAGTACCACAAAAACAGGCGTACCATCCTGGCCGACAAACCCCGGTGCCACTGGTGCAAGAAACGACAGGCAACCGAGGCAGATCATCTAATTGAGATTGACAGAGGTGGCAGCAACGCGCTTGACAACCTGGTGCCTGCGTGTAAGCAATGCAACGGTCGACGCGGCGCCAACTACAAAGCAGCAAAGCAACGCGCCAAGATGGCAGCTCGGCCAGGCGCAAAACCAGCTGCACCTCGACAGCGACAAAAGCCGAAACGCAATCAGAATTTTTTGGATCAACATCAGTCACTGCC